TACAGAGGGCGGTGGATATTAACACGAAATTGGATTCACTGATATTAATTTTAGAAGCTAAAAAAGATACTACAAATGGAAATAACAGACGTTGACAAATTAGACATATTCAATCACTTCGATAAGAAGGTCCAGGAAGTTGTTAAACACGAAAGACGGTGGAAACAATGGGCGGTTACTTCTATTATAGTAATTTCATTGGCACTGATTAGTTCAGGTTATATCAATGCTAAGGCTATTGGAGGGTTACAAACCAAAACTGAAATACTGTGGACAAAATATGTGCCAGGGGATTTGTTATGGGTTATAATGTATTCCTACGATCTGCAAAATGAATATACTTTGAGCCTACTGAATGGAGATAGAGAAGGGGCGGAGGAGAAATTTGAGGAATTCGTAAAATTCAGAAAAGATATGTATGAGAAATATTTTCAAACCAGAGGAGCAACCACTCCAACAGAGGGACGAGTTATGAAATCAGTAAAATAAATGATATGAAATTTGCAATTACATTAACATGGTCAAAGATTGTAGCAGTCCTGATATTAGGATGCGCAACTTATTTGGATATTGAAAACGGAGGTTCAGCAACCGTTATGTTTGCGATGCCTTTTATTGTATTTCTAATTACTGGAAAGCAGTATATTGATAAGAAAAATGGTAAGTAAGTATTTCAAACTTCACGAATTGGTTTGCCGGCATATCTATATTAGGTATGGAGATAAGGCATGGCAATTTTTTGATCCTAGAGCTATAATTACAATAGATTGGATAAAAGAGAAGTTGAACAAGACAATTTATATTAATAATTATGAGTGGGGTGGAAATCAAACTCAAAGTGGAGTGCGTTGTAATATTTGCCAATTAGCTCGTAAATGGACTATTGAGGGTAAAGTGAGAATGAGTGCCCACAGTACGGCTCAGGCATTTGATTTTAGTGTAAAGGGAATGCCAGCTGAAAAGGTTAGAAATTGGTTAGTAAGAAACCAAGAAGACTTACCTTATCCAATACGATTGGAAGCCGGTGTAGATTGGGTTCATTTGGATACTAGAGATGCAGGGCAAAAGATATATTTTTTTAATCCATAGATTATGAAAAAAGGAGAATTATCAGGAGGTTGTGGGTGGATAGTATTAGTAGGGACAATGGTATTGTTAGCAATAGTAATATCGTTAATTTAAGATATATGAAAAACAGAACTAAATTATCACCAAATCAAATACAAAACCTAACAAGCCAGTTAGTAGGCAGGGCTCAGTTGGCAGCCAAGTTAGGACAGCAATACGGGACTGATAGGGATATATATGAGGCGTTGGGGTATAAGAAAAATCCAACCTACGCTGATTATGCCAGTAGGTATATGAGACAGGATATTGCAAAGGCAATTATTGATCGACCGATTAAAGTTACATGGCAAGGAGATTTGGAAATAATTGAAACGGATGATGATACGGAAACAGCTATTGAAAAGGATTGGGTTGAGTTGAGAGACAGGTTACATTTAAAATCTCAGTTTACAAGGTTGGATAAACTGACAGGGATTGGAGAATTTGGTATTTTGTTACTCGGTTTGGATGATGTAAAGAAACAGGATGATTTTGCTTTACAAGTACTACCAGGAAATAGGAAATTAATGTACACCAAACCATATTCACAAGCTAACGCGGAAATCACTAAATGGGAAACGTATGCCAGGAGTCCCAGATATGGATTGCCGGTTGAATACACCATTGAAATTAATGATCCAGGTGGAGGAAGCAAATCGGTAGTGGTTCATCATACTAGGATTATTCATGTGACGGATGAAAAGTTGGAATCAGATGTTAAAGGTACCCCCAGATTGGAGGTGGTTTATAATAGGCTGATGGATTTGGAAAAGTTAGTCGGAGGATCCGCTGAAATGTTTTGGCGTGGCGCCCGACCTGGTTATCATGGAAAGTTGGATAAGGATTTTACAATGACCACGGATACAAAGGACGATTTACAGGATCAGATTAAAGAATATGAACATGATTTAACTCGAATTTTAATTAGTGAAGGAATTGATTTAGATAATTTAGATCAACAAGTTGCTAATCCAGATAAGCACGTAGATGTTCAATTACAAATGATTTCAGCCGTTACGGGAATACCAAAGCGTATATTAACAGGATCTGAGCGAGGGGAGTTGTCCAGCAACCAGGATAAAGCAGAGTGGTTAACATTTGTAAAGTCACGTAGGGAGGAATTTGCAGAACCAAACATAGTCCGCCCGTTCGTGGATCGTTGTATTGAGTATAAAGTATTACCAGAATCAAAAGAGAAATATAACGTAACGTGGCAGGATTTGTTTGCTCAGAGTGAAAAGGAAAAGGTTGATATTGGGAAATTACGTTCTGAGGCATTGAGTAAGTATGCAGCTTCACCGATGGCTGAAATGACAATTCCACCTGATGTGTTTTTAAAACTTTTCTTAGGATTAGACAAGGAAGTTGTTGATCAGGTTATAGAAGCCCGTGAGGCTCATATTAAGGAAGAGGAGGAGAGAATGGCTACACCGGCGGAGGAAGAAATTGAAAGACAGCGAGTAGAAAAAGAAAAGTCAGAGGAATAAATTATGGCAAAATTACCACGTTGGATGAAAATAGATGCACAGAGGGCTGGAAAGATGACGGGAAAGTTATATTTTAGTTTTCACGTGCGGTGGTGGTATTGGCCAGTATTATATATAAAAGTATTTTGGAAGTTATTAACAGTTAGATAATGCAAGGAGTAGTTCAATACATAACAGCATCACAGGGGTTGAGTTGGTTGGTAGATGAAAACGGGGTAAGCCGTTATTTTGATCACAGTCAACTGACAAGTGTAAAGATAAAAGTACATGATGCTGTTGAGTTTGATTTTAGTGCAAATAAGATTACGAATATAACGCTTGTGAGGAAACATAAAAAAGGAATTGTTTTTTATTGGGAATAATGGTAGAAACAGCAACATATAGTCAAATTCAAATAAACTCATACGATCCAACACGTACGACTGTCTTACGCAACGGATTTGCCAGGGATATGCGTAAACGATTCCGGGAATTGACTGTTGTAATAAGGAAGGCTATTATTGAGGAGGATTGTTTTGGTTTGCAAGCTGGATTCTATCAAATGGTACCTCCAGGCAGGCAGGCATTTGTATTTCCACGTTCAGCGGATAAGGTAAATGCTTTTATGGAGTGGTTAAACCGACAAGTGGAAAGAGGAATATTGGAAGTAGGAGAATTTCAACAAGTAGGAGTTGGAGTGGAAGATGCCTGGACAAATAAGTATATTCAGGATAGTTACAAGCGGGGAGTAATCCGTGCAAGGTACGAATTGAAGAAAGCTGGGTTTGATGTGCCGTCAATTGATCAAACAGGAGGAATTGAAATAAGCATGTCTACGCCGTTTCATATTGATAGGGTAGGATTACTATACTCAAGGACGTTTAGTGGCTTAAAAGGCATTACAGCGGCTATGGACACGCAAATAAGTAGGGTTCTGGCTCAGGGAATGGCTGACGGGGATGGACCGAGGGTATTAGCCCGGAAATTGATTGCAACGATTAACGGAACTGGAATGGGTGAGTTGGCGATTACTGATACACTGGGGAGATTTGTTCCGGCTGCTCGTAGGGCAGAGACTTTAGCAAGAACAGAAATAATAAGGGCACATCATAACGCAACAATACAGGAATATAGGAATTGGGGAGTTGAAGGAGTTAAGGTGAAAGCTGAATTTGTTACGGCTGGCGATGACCGGGTTTGTGACAGATGTAATGCTTTGGAAAGGGAAGTGTTTACATTGGATAGGATTGAGGGGATGATCCCGCTCCACCCGGGTTGCAGATGTTGTGCGATTCCATATAAAGAAAGGAAATAACATATAAACGATATGAATATATACATACAAGTAAATAGTGAATATGTAATCCGTTCAGAAGTCTATGAAGGCAGAACCTATATTGTGGTACCTGTTGTAATGATGGTTGAAGGAGTGCATAACGGATCACAAGGTCCATTACTACATTTATCAGAGGAGTTAGGTAAATTCCCTGAGTCCTGGGATGGTATTCCAGTAACCGTACAACACCCAACGGTTGATGGAGGAAATGTTTCTGCCAATTCACCTGCAATGTTAGCAAAGGTAAAGGTAGGACGGATTTTTAATACTCACATGGATGAAGATAAATTGAAAGCGGAAGCCTGGTTGGATGAGAGGCGATTACAAGAACAGAGTGATATAGCTTTACAGGCTATCAGAGATCAACAGGAATTACAGGTGAGTGTTGGGGTGTTTACAGAGGAGGAAAACGTGCCAGGTGAATGGCATGGAGAATCATATGGATCAATAGCCAGAAATCACAGACCAGATCATTTGGCTCTCCTGCCCGGCGGGACAGGTGCCTGTTCTTGGACGGATGGTTGTGGAATCAGAGTTAATAAGAAAGGAGGTAATGAAGTGAAAAAAGTAGAATTAGATTTAAAGCAGGTAAAAGTGTACAATTCTGAGAATGCTATTGTTGATCACATCACGGATAACGAGAATGGTTACCGTGAGAAATTGCAATTAGTACAAGCGGAATTGGATGGTAAGGATACTCAAGTAAAGTATCATTATCTGGTTGAACTGTAT